ACCTGTCCAGTTGTGCCACCAGTGGCAACCCCGGGCCCTGCTGGCCCTTGAGGGCCAGTTTTACCATTTGCACCCGGTTCACCCTGTGGCCCTTGAGGCCCAGTTTTACCCCGTGGAATAGTAAAGTTTAATACTACGTTTGTTTCGTCGCCGCTATTAGTAACGCTTGCATTTGTACCGGGTTCGCCTGTGGTAGTTTCACCAACGTTTACACTTACTGTACTACCGCCGCCAGGATTATCAATCCATTCTGTGTCATAATTTGTATTTGATTTTTTAGCAAGTACCTGTCCAGTTGTGCCACCAGTGGCAACCCCGGGCCCTGCCGGGCCTTGAGGACCAGTTTTACCGTGGGGAATTTTAAAATCAAAATTCAAATTATCCGCGTCGCCATTGACATTTACAACCGCTTCGCCCTCGTCGATAGTTTCGGTAGTCGTATTGATTTTAACGAATCCGAACAGGTTTTTCAACCTGCACCCAATAGCGTTTAGAATTTCTAAAATAGTAAGTTTTTCGCTGTTTACATTATTAGGGCAGTTGTTTTCACATGGTGAATCAAACACGCTATAAATATCCGGTTTAATATCTTTGCATGTCAAATTCACAAGAAAATCAGCAATATCATGAATAAACATTTATTTCACCTCTTATTTAATTGTGTATTAGATTGCGAATTTTTGTAATTGTTGGTTTTAATACGCCGTTTTGGTTGTCATAAATCCACATCACGACATCACCTGTATACTGTGCTATTGCACTTGCACCGGGGATTCCTGCCGATTCCAAAACATTATAAACAATTTGGAAAAGGTCAAGTATTGCGGCCAGTTCATCACGTTTACTATCGCTGGCCGGGGTTTGTGAGGTCTGCACATATATGTTTTGCGTTTTATTAGTAATATAAGTGTTATTTTCTGCGTTACTGCTACGGCCATAAACACCCTTGCTATCCTGCAATACGATAAAGCCATAATTACTTGTAATGTTCGTGCCCCGCGGTGCAATAACATAAAAATTAGGTGCATTAGCTTCTATACGTACATCAGAGGTAATATTAAGGGGTGCGTTATTATAGCCGCTGATTGCATCATAGCTAAATTCCCGGTAACTTTCAGTTGTGTTAGGTAATCCACTATGTAAAAATATATGCTGGTTGTTAAAAATATCTAATCTGCCACTATTAACAGTAAACCGTGCTTGACTTCCTGCATATTGCCAGAATCCAGTTCTTTGTATAACTGTTCTATCATTACTGTTAGGGTCACTAGCATTTTCTATATAAATTCCGTTTTGTCTTAGTCTTGTAAGTGCTCCTGTGGTTTGATTTTCCGTTTTAATTGTAATGCCGCCATAAGATTCAATACTATTAACAAAGTTATTATATCCTATAATTCTATAGCGGGGGTCTTCGCCGCCAATATTAGAATAGGTTGTACGCCCGTTATATTGATAAGATGTATAATAGTTTGTGTTGGCATATTGATCGAGTTTATGTACTGCAAGATTACCATTATTATAAATACGAATATTGCCATTTGGCCAAATCGCGGCATTTATAATATTATTTGTGCGCCAATATGTAGAGGTTTCAAAATAAACTCCACCGGACTTAAACGTCCACCCATTATTAGCAATATATGTGCCGTTAAATACCCACGAACTGCCAGCATCGTTATTTGCAAATTTTGAATAACTAATAGAGCGGGTTAGCCCGCTATTGCCATATTCATAATTTCTAAACACAATAAAGCTATCTGTTTTATCACTAGACTGATATAGATTTAATGCAAAATTCTTTTCAGTTGCAAGCGATGCAATCGGTTTATTCTCGGTGTTGATAAAATACATATTGCCGTTTAGTTTGATATAGCCGCGTTTTGTATCGGCGGTTTGGCCAATAGTAACTTTTACGCCATCGCCATAATTAAATTTAAGTGCCCCGCTCATTGTGTCGCCGGATTTTAGTACAAAATTATCTTGTACCCATTCTTTTGTTGCGCCGCCGCCGCTAATTTCGGTCAATTCAAACTTTGTAATAAGCTCTATAGGATACCATGCGCCAGCATTTCTGTATTCCTGTAATGTTATTGCACCGTTAGTTAATTGTACTCTATAATCGCGGTCAAATGAAAAATAATAGGTAATCGAATTATCTAACGTATATGTGTTTGCAAATCCTTCATATATGCCGCCATCGTCAAAGGTAACTTTTATTTCTTTTGCCATAATTAACACCAAATTCCCATAAACAAATCTTCACAGTCATTAAAGATATTATCTAAAATATTGCGCTGTGCTTCATAGTACATTCTTAGCATTTCGGATTTATTACCGCGTGTATTATTTGCGGTGCGTTTTTCCGTTTCATTGCCTGTGTTAGTTTCAGCCCGGGTTGCGCTACTTTTTCCGCTATTTGTGCCCGTGGTTTCGTCAGTGCCGTTTACAGTGCTGTTGCTTTCTGTATGCCCCTTTCCCGCGCTTGACATATAAGAATCATCGTTAAAATTAGCCAAATTGCCCTGCGGTAAATCGCTTTGCTGGTTGCTATCATCGGCGTTACTTTGGGTTGTGCTTGTGGTTGTGCCTTTAGTAGTACTATTATTACTACTTTCTGTAGTGTCAGTGCCGTTAATAGTTCCCGTTCTTTCTCTGGTTATACTTTCGTCGATAATCTCATTATAAAACGGGTCATAATCTTTAGCATTGACGGCAAGCAATTTATTATAATACGGCATAATCGTGTTTAGTTTATCTTCAAGTCGTAACATGAAATAATCAATCGTTTCCAGTCCGATTTCCCGCATATAGAAATGCCGTAAAAAATTTTGTTCAAATTCTGCCCGTTTTGTTTCATCGTAAAAAGGAAAATTAAAATTGAAAAATAACGGTGCGGCCTCTGTAATAACTCTGCCAATGGGGGTTGTTTTGCCCGTTAGCATTTCACAAATTGTTCTTGTCGTCGTCGTAAAGTTCGCCATCTGTCAAACCCCCATTTTCCATAATTTGCGAAAGTTGTAAATCACTACGGAATTTAACATCTATGTTAGTTCCATAGATTTTATTAAATTCTTTGCAGAACTGTTTGCGGGACGCAAGCGGGCTTTGTCTCATGCTTTCCGTTTCACCCATGTTTGCGGTCAGTTCTTCGGTAACTTGCCGTTCTGCTTTTTCACTTGTGTTTGCTTCAATGCCTAAATAGGTGAGGGCTTCTTGGTATACCTGCCGCTTCAAAGTCTGCATTTTATCGGCAACAAATGGCGGCTTCAAGTCCATAACATTAATAGGCTTTTCGCCATTCAGTCCATAAAATTTAGTAGTAATAATTGCAGGTTCGAAATTATCCACCTGTTTAAACATATTAGCGACGGTTAAGCGCTGGTTTTCACCACAACTAATAATATATGGCGTTTTCTGTACATTGATATTAACGTCTATTGTACGGTCAATTTTTGTAAGTTTCCGGGCAAAATATAAAACAGCGGGCAGGTCTGGGCAACGGCTATAATTAGCATACAATAAAGCCGCATCTGCCCTTGTCGGCTCTTGCCCTAATGTAATTGTATACGGGGTCAAATTCTGGGCCATGTAACCGTTATAGCCGTAAGCGTTTACCTTAGCGGGATAGCCGAAAATATCCAATACACTGTTATTAGTGCAGGGCATAATTAAAAAGCTGTTTAGTGCAGTATCTTTATAACCTACCATAAACCCGTTAAAGAAAAGCACCTGTTCAATAAATTTTTCGTTGCAAGTATCTGGTAAATTTAGCCATTCAAAACGACTAATTGCGATATTGTACAGGCGGTTAAACCATGTACTATAAGTAACGTTAGTAAAATATTTTGCGTTTTCAATCCACGGGGGTCTCTGCATTTTTAACACCTCTTTTAAAGACTGTTATTCAAGCTATAATTTCCAACATCGTTTGTATGCCAAAATGTAACGCCATTATTTAACATTGCTTTTAATGCCGTTTCTGCATATTCTGGGATATTGCCGCTAACTTGTGCGCCGATTGTTTTAACATAGTTCCACGAGGGCCGCCCGGTAATATTCGGGGCTTTGATTCTACAAACTTTGTACCCAAACGCGGTAAAATATTCGTCAATGATTTGTGCATATTCTGGCAAAATCTGCTTAGAAACGATTCTAATAATTAACTGCGTATCATAGACAAGTTGCGCTACGCTCTGTGTACCTGCTACTGTTTGTGAATTTAAAGAGTGCGTGCGTAAATCCATAATATTTTGCCCAATCGCAACGCCCGTGGAAATTGCTTCTCCTGCATTGCCTGTTGCGGCACTTGCACCAATGTTTACAACCTGTCCAATTAAGCCTACTGCTAATTGTGGGCCATACTGCACAAGATAATTTTGAAATTGGTTTGCGCCAAAACTCGCAGTAGGATATGAGCCTGTTGGGATTGAATGCTCAAGAGCGAAACTAGCGCCTGAACTTTCTTCTTTTTCATACCCTACGGGATAAATATAACTACTGCCGCCCGCGTATTTAGGTAATTTCAAGCGAAACCCTACAACTCTATCTGTAAACCATTCGTAACGGTACGGCGTTTCGCTACCGGCCATTACAAGCGTTAAATAATTATAGGGATAACAAAATAACTTATTATTTTTAGGAACATAGCCGCCAAACTTGACAGGACTTGCAATAGTATAAGTTTGACCACTTGCGGTACTGCTCTCATCAGTAAGTGCAAACATAGAAATAAGACTTTCTAGTTTACCCTTGCGAGTGTAAAGTTCAACCACTCTATTTGCCTGTGTTCTATCAGTAAGAGGGATTTTATAATAGCCGGAAACTTCATTATTTTCCGCCCCCGGGGCAATAGCTGTAAACCCATCTTGCGTCAATTCTTTAAAAATTTGCGTTGCATACATATACCATTTATGCGGGATATAATTGTTACTGCTTGCCACGTTTACGGGGTCACCCATTACAACGTTTTCGGGCACAGTGTTAGCACCGATTGTATCGTCGTTTACGTGTTCCCGTTCAACGTAAGACGGGTTAACAGTAGTATCATAAAACCACGTTTGGAAAATATCATAGTCAAAACTAATCAAACATGTATTATCCGCTAAATAAACTACATCAGTAATAAAGCCATAAAACCATTTATTCGAATATCCTGTATTCTTCCATGCAATATAGTTACAGTCTCGGTACTGGTCAGCCATGCCATCAACGCGAATTTGCTTTGATTTGCTAATATAACTGTATTGTGTTTTAGTGTAGGCGGCTTTACTTATAATATATGTATTTGCCGCGTTTGCACTTGCAAATAATCTAACATGGGAATAATCACTATTCCACGGAATACCACGGCAAATATATAAACTTGTATTTTGCGTCATTGTTTCCACCTCATTGTAAATATAGAGAATTGCGGGAATTGCACCCGCTTGTACTTTTATTCTCATAAAGGCCCGGTTTCCCGGGCCAGTTATTAGGAAACTGTAATAGCGGCCGTGCCCGTCTTTTTCGGGTCAAATACGCTAGTTGCAGTAACGGTATATTTGCCTGTTGCTTTTGCACCAAATGCGATAAAGCCGGTGTTTTCGTCGATTGTTACGTTAGTAGTAGGCGAGATAGAGAATTTAACACCCTTGTTTGCAAAATCAGTGGCGGTAACAGTTGCAACCGCAACAAGTCTATCCTGCGGTTTTGCCGTGCTTGCAACATTAACGGCAACGGAACTAACAGACGGGGCCATGCTAGTAAAACCAACAATAGGCGCGAACGGCGACGCGGAATAAATGCGCCAAACGTGGTTGAATTCATTCCAATACAGCAGAGCCGCATTGTACTGTTCGGTAAACTGGTTCAGTACGTCGTACACTTGGAACCAGTCACGACTCATTACCACAATACCAACAGTATTTAGTGAGGTCAAGTTATTCTCGCTAGGTCTCGTATACGTCGGGTCTTTTGCAAGCAATTCATCAAGTCTAGCAAGTTCACCGGCATTAAAACTAAACGAATCCACAAGTACGCGCTGACCCATAAACTGCACCTTATCCATATTAAAGGCACTTGCCAGTACGTCTACATCAATGCTTGCTTCATAGTCCGCGGTCATAACAACGAAAATATCAGACGGCGACGGAATAAAGGTATTCACGCCAGCAATGTTATATTCTTTGCTCATAAACTGCAATTTGCCAGTAATGCCCTTAACCTTTTTAACTGCCGCTTTGCCGCTTGCTTCATCGTCTACCGCGTCAATAGTTGTCATTTTTACATTGCCCGGAATGAGACTCTGTGCAATGATGTATTTCATCATGATATATTCATCATATGCCTCGCCAGAATAAAGACTGTTGACAATACGGGCGATAAGGTCAGTTACGCCATCAAGAGAAAGGAACGCCTGCCGCAAGTTCTGTTCGCTGACAGTTGCTTTGTAATACGTCTGCATGTTCAGCGCATGGAACGCGGTTTTAATATCGGGGTTTTCGCGTTTAAACGCCTGTTCAGTTTCGTTCGTGCTATTCCAGTCATAGGCATTAGCTTTTGCAATATCAACGAAAATTTCTTCAATAGTTTCGCCATATTCCAAAAGGCCCTTTTTGGCAAACGCAAGCGGGTTAGAATACAGTTTACTAGTAACAACCACGCGGGCAATGCGATTGACCAGCGCGGATACAAACTCATTCATGCGGGGCTGAAATGCAAGAATCTGCTCACCAACAGCGCGGATACTTTCCGTAGTGGCCTTTGCCTGTGGTACTGCCTGATAATATTCGGCGCTTGCATTATCTCGAATTGCGTTAAGGATACCAACGCTGTTTGCATTAAGCTGGGATACAGTAGGTTTAATAGGCATAATAAAACACTTCTTTTACTTAAATAAAGAATTAAAAGTTACACGCTCGGGCGGGTCGTTTTCGGGTGGTTTGGGCGGGTCTGTCAGGCCGGGGACTGCACCTAAAAAGCGCTCAACGTATTGCTTGCGCAATGCACTTTCATTTTCCACGGCGGCAAGACGGGCCGCTTCTCGGTTGTTGCTTTCTGTAATAATTGCGTCGTTTTCGTCTAGCAATCGTGCGGCAAGCTGGCCCTGCGTTTCAGCGTCCGCCCCTGCAAATTCTGTCAAGACTGCTTGCATTTCTTCACGTGTCATTTTTCTTTCACCTCACTTTTAATCTGTAGTTCATTTGCAAGTGCAACAAATTTTTCTTTATCTCCTGCACTAATATTATCAACGGTAAAGCTGTAAAGTTTTGCCGCGCTTGCCTGTTTCGGATAACCGTTAAGCCCTACACGCTTAATAATATTGGGATAGTCTCGGCGCATGTAGTTTTGGTCACAGGCCGTACTGTATACGCCGTCAACATGAACATGTGCAAGATAGTTCGTACTACCGCCATACTGCCATATACCCCAATCTTTTACATACTGGGGGCCATTCTTATTATAACGTGCGACCCATTTATCATAGGCATTTAGCATATTTACATCAAGTCTAGACTTAAAGCCGCTAATGTCACTAGCGTAAATCATTACATAATAGCCAGCATTTTCAAGATATTTGCAAAAGTCAATTGCGTTTTTGCTGGTTGCGGTTCTGTATCCATCGGGGCTTAGTTCAATATCACAGGCAATAGGCAAATCAAACTTTTTGCCCTTAATGAGTCCCAAAAAGTACGCGGCTTCTTTTGCGCCCCGGCCCGCTTGATGAAACAAGCCAGATGTATAAAAGTAAGCGCCAACGTGCATACCTGCACTTACAGCATCGGCATAAAACCGCTCAAAACATTCGTCAGGGTACAAGTAACCGTTTTTATTACCAAACCCCGCGCGAATCATCACGCCAGTAAATCCTGCTTTCTTAACTTTTCCAAAATCAATAGTACCTTGCCATTTGCTAACATCAATGATTTTTTCCATATTTATCATCCTTTACTTGCTTTACCTTTTCGAATACATCAGAAAGAGGGCCAATTAAATCGGGGTTGATTTCACCGATATTTTCAACAATGCTCGAAAGTTCCATTACAATAATATACAGTGTAATAAAACTAATAAAAGGAAAGTCGATTGCAATACCAATCATCGGCAAACCCAACTGCAAATAAAACATGATAGCAACGGCGGCAATCTCTGCAAGTTTATGGTAAAGGCCCTGACGCATTACCTCGCTTTTGTACTCATGCTTGTAACATGCTTTGATAATGCCTATCAGATAATCCGCAATAATTGCAATCATGATTAAAGTTAACTGTGCTACTTTGATGTTCATTTTAATCACCTCTTTACTTTACTATACACTATAATTTAGTATTTGTCAATAGATTTAACCGTGAATTTTAAATGTTGTGTCTACCAAAACAGTACCGCCCGGAACGACCTTTGTTGTTAATTTTCCGTCAAATACTGCCCCGTATTCAAAAGAGTCTATACTTACTTTCTGTTTTACACTTTTTGTCATTCCTGCGCCTGTAACTGTCCAGTCGTTTAATATGAATGTTTCGCCGCGTCCTGTTATCATTTCTTCCATATATAATTTAGGTCTTAGATATTTTGCTTGTGTAAATGTGTTTTCATGCTTAAAAGCGCCTAGCCTGTAATCGTCAACATCAAGACCCGGCACGTCATAATCGCCCAAAACATGCAAACTATCCGTATCCGCATACATGAAACGGTCATAGCATGACTGCGCGGCCCGAATAGTAACGTCTCTTGCATATGCGGTGCAGAAACAACCGACGGGAATATAAACAGGCTCGCGGTTTTCAATCTCGCCCGGTAAATATGCTAATCTGTTATCTTTTAATGTGGGCCATCGACTCGCGCATATAGGGTTAGTCGCCATCTTACCATAAAAGCTATTAAGCATTAGTTTTGCTAGTTGATAGCGTGCATAGTTCTTTTCTTGTTTTGCTTGCTGTTTCTGTTTATAAAAGTAATCTATATATGTGTCAAATAGCTTTTCACCCGCTTTATACATGTAGCCATCAATCGGACGATAATTGTAAACGTCGTACTGGTCAAAAAATAACGCCAAATCGACGCTAGTTAATGTTAGCGGCACACTGTCATTAAGACTTTCTGTAACATATTCAGTAGGATTATAACCTGCTGTGTTTTTCATCTGTATCGTCGGTAAGTGGTCTGGTTTTAGTTTAAAATCACAATAAAAGCGCTGAAAATAGAGAGGATATTTATCATTCTTTTGATATTCGCCAGTAAAATAAATAGGTTCTCCATACGGATATACGTGCGGTGAATGTAGCGCAAAAGGATATAAGCTGTTTACATCATAAACGCGCCCTGCACCAACTAGCTTATTTTTGTATTGAGGAGCAACATAGGTAAAGCCGCCCCTATAAGCTTTACGTAAATAAGCGTCATTTTCGGGAATGGGAAATGTATTTCTAAACCCCTTTTTACCGCCCATACACTTGTCAACATAGAAATTAAAAGCATTGCTACCTGCTGTTATTTTCTTGTAACCGTCGTCGAATGTGGATTTCAAGGCAATCGCAACAATTAGTGCATCATTTGTAATATAGTCTTTTTCTTCTTTGGTTAATTCGTGGCCCGGTTCTCGGTATGCTTTATAATCAATATGAAGTTTTTGAACTGGTAATTTCCAGCCCTTTGCAATTGCATCAACGCTGTATGGCAATATTTTTAAACTGTCAATTATTTCACATTTTGACTTAGGGCCAAAACATAAACACATTGTATAATAAAAACCCTTATCGCTTATTAACGTATTAAATTCGCACGTTTGCAAATCTTTCTTTTCTTTGTTTAACGACCAGCCATTTTTTAATAGATAATCTAGTATAAATGTGCCGTCAAACTTTAAGTTGTGAAAATAGCATTTCCTATTATGCCCCCATAAAAAATCAATAAATGTACTTATGCTATTTCCGTATTCACGCTTTGTATTATCATATATGTTTATAGCGACCCATGCCCACACGCGGCAGTCATCCGGGTCTGTTGTCGTTTCAAAATCGCACGACCATATATTACTTGTACGCATGGTTTAAATCTCATCGGGCAAATTATCATCATATATAACCATTTGTAACGCATTTGCAATCGCATTGACTTTTGCTTGTGCGCTAATACCGGGGTCATATAGATAGTCAAGGTCGATTATTGATGGATAATCTTCAATCAGCTTTGCCCATTCTTCATTGCTTAACTTTGCCAATGCATCATAAACTAAGGGGCCATTTGAAACACTAAAACAACCAACCTTTACAAATGCGGCTAAATAATGGTCAAGCCGCAAAATAGGTGATTCCGCTTGGCCATACTTTTTATAGTATCGCTGTTCACGTTCATATCTGCTTTGTACTTTTCCCAAAATTTCACGATTAGGAATATTGCTGATTTTTGTTGGTTTTGCTTTTAATTCTTCAATACCGGGGATAATTTTATTTATTAGTTCCTGGTTGCTTGCCGTTGTTTTCTGTGCCTCTAGTTTTGCAATTTCTTTTTTGTATCGCTGTCGTGCCGCTCTGTCCAGTCTGCTAATTGTGCGCCGTTCGCCTTTTGTTGTAGCAAATCTAAAGCCCTTAACTTTTGCACTTTCAAAATCTGCAATTTTCTTATAATCATTTAATCGTTTAATTTGTTGTCTTAATTGCGCGGTATTTTCGCTTTGGGCTTTTAATTCTTGCGTGGTTATTTTTGGTGCAACTGTTTTACCGCCCGATTTTATATAGCGCGTTCGCATCTGGTTATATCTGCTTACTGCAATAGACAATTCCTTTTCAGATAGTTTACTAAATTTACGCGCCATTATAGCACCCCCAATAAAATAAGGGCGGTAAACTTGCCTGCATTCATTACAAGTTTACCGCCCTTTCTATATTTATATTGCTTTATGCAATAGTAATGGTCAATACCTGATTCTTGCCGCTGGTAACAAGCCCCGGGACAATGGTAATAGGCTTATCCCACGTATCGGGCAAACCGTACATACTAACAATACGTTTAATACTATTGTAAGCGCCCATAGAACAGCAGCCGTAACTCTTGCCATCCTTATCAAAAATAATCATACGCGGGGTCAACTGCGTTTTACCTTCAATGGGACTGCCGTCGTCGTCCTTTGCTTCAAACTCGACAGGCTCAATATAAAGACCCGTCATTTCAATGGGCATATTGATACATTCACGCAAAGACGCATCGGCGCGGTTAGTTGCGTTAAAAATCTTCTTCTTTTCCTCGTCAGTATTCATGGGGAGGCTGCAATAGCAACCGCCGAAAATACTACTCTCCATCATGGTTGCGGGCGTTTCTTTCGGTACAAGATTCTGATTAAACATAGGTAGTTCTTCCTTTCTTTACTGGCTAATTTCGGTAATGTTTGCGTACTGGTTTACGATTGCATCGGGAATTTCAACGTCACATTTTTGATAGCTTACAGACTGAATAATGCCATAACTGGTCAACCTACTTTTTGCAATTCGCCCAGCTACAATATCTACGCTCTCAATCCAGTTACCATCTTCCTGCTTCTCCAAAAATTCCACCTTGGTACAGATTTTCTTGAATTTCATTGTGCTGTTCTCCTTTCGTTTGTATTCGAGGTTTCTCTCAACCTCTGTATATATTATAACATAAATAAGGTAGAATATCAATAAGTTTTTCAAAATTATTTACTAAAAATTGCAAATTCTAGCAATGTCATAAAACATATCTTTTATCGCTAGACTCTCATAGAATAGGCAACCTGTGTTATACGCAAATTTAGTTAATTCGCCATGATAGCCACGGCAGAACATTTTACCTGTTAATAGATTAGGTTTCATATTCTCGGTTGTAAATGTGTAACTGCATGGACAATTCGGGTTATACTTTGTACTAACAAATAAACCCCCGCTTTTAAAATTCACCCATACACCGTAAGTTTTGCCATCGTACACAAAAGTATAGATTAAATCACCTTTGGGAAAGTCTTTTACAACAAAGTCAAAATTATCTAATAAAAAATCATTTTCAAAAGCATGTTTTGCATAAGCACTATTTGCCATAATTTGGCCAAACTCGGTTGATTTTGCATGGGCGGTAAATTCCTCGTCGTTAATATGCAAGGCGTAAATGTTTTTATTTTTGAATTCGCCCTTGCTATTTAATTGAACATGGAAAAAGTTATAGTACGGATTGCTACTCGCAAAAGAGTTACCTATAAAAATTACAGGTACACGTTTTCTATTTGGGTCAGACGGACGAGCCAACGTATCATACAGCCGGGCGAATTCCTCCGGCTCATTTTTCAAATAGCGTTTACCTTTGCGTGGGTCAAGAAATATTTCCTCAAAAATCATATAGCGCAAATTTGGCAGGTTCACGCCCTGTATACCCGCATCTGTTGACAAACTGAAAAAATGACAAATAGGTTTAAAGCCGTCGTCTGTTTCAATACCTGCCATATTAGAGCGGTATTTTATGTCAAGATTATAATTAAACTTTGTGTTAATATCGTCAAAATACTTTTTGTATGCTTTTTGCGTTTCTGTTTTGGTACGACGAATAACGCAAAATTCGGATGTATTATCCTTCAAAAATAGGTTTAAACCATAATTGCGACAACCTGTAGTTTTGCCGTCGCCCTTTGGGCCTGTTACAAAATTAAATAGCCTTTGTTTGTTTAATATATCTGTTGGGTCAAACCATGCCATTTAAAATCGCCTACTTTCTAAATAAATTTTCGCACTTTCTTTTGTTAATTGTAGATGCCTACAAAGAAAATAGCAAGGCATTTGTTGACAAGTCTTTTTCCATTCATCTAATGGGCACTCAAAATTTTCTAACCAATTTTTACAAGCATTATAAAGATTTTCTGTCAACTCTTTGTTCTTATCCATTTTTGCACCTCATAAAACAAATAGAGGTACACGCAACAACCGAACGGGAGTAACTAACTCATGCGCGATAGCTCTAATTAAAGAGTAGTTCCTATCAACGCGCGATTCATTTGTTGTCATGCCCTCTATACTTATATTATATCATGCTATTTTGCTATTGTCAATAAATGAACATAAACTTCTAATTTATAGTTTATTCCTCTGCACCTTTGGCCATAACTTAGCCCTAACGCGCTTGCTTTACGGTTAATTTCTTCAATAGCCGCTTCTGTGTGAGATTTCTTTGAAGAATTGCCTAACCATATCCGACAATAATTACAATATAACTGATTAACCTTTAATGCCTCAAAAGGTAAACCGCAGTTTCTGCAATACTTAACCATGTCTAAACCTCCAGCAAGAAATATAAAGATATAAAAACGATAAGAAAATTACAATAGCATAAAGCGCATATTCATTGCACCTTACAAAACCTGTAATATCATCACTTATAATTAACGCAAATATTTCATAAGCAATAATAGCAAAAACGGCAATAATTAATAATAGCAATGAAGCGCACCATCCTTTATGCACATGAATGTTACTGTCTTGCGGCCATAATAGTTAATATTTTTCTGGCTTATTAACCTTGCTACATTGTCTTTTGTTGACACTGCATAGAGGTTATTAAAGCGGCTTAATAAATGCCATGCGTTATATAGAATCATTTGTCGACCACCTTTGCTAATTCATCAAGTTTTGCGCAAAGTTCATTATATTTGCACTTCTTACATTCAGACTCACTTGGACATTCAGACTTACTTGGACATTCACTTACGCGGAATATTTCAACTAAATATTTGCTCACTGCCTCTATACTTGCCATAGTAGGTCTTTCTTCTTTATTCATTTTGTTTACTCCTTTCACTCGGCAAAATCCATATTTATCTGCTTTCTTATTGATTTCATTCACAATATCGTCTTCATTAATATCGTAAATTCGAGCAACCACCGAAGACGATACGAGTACATGAGCGATTTCTTCAATGAGTCGTTCTTTAGAGTCTGGGTAACCTCGTTTTGCTTTAGAGCACGCCTGAATAAGTTCAGCGCATTCCTCTTGTAAAATATCAGTTTGACTCTCAGAACCAAATTCTGCAATACACTGAAACACAAAGCCGCTAAGTCTTTTATTGTCAATCATTGCTTATTCTCCTTTCAAAATGCATAATGTAGCACTAATCTTTTTCATGCTGACCCATCCTTTCTGTTGTGATTGTGTAAGTTTCTTTAACTGTCCCCA